GATTGTCGGCGTCACCGATGGAGTGACTGATGCCGTTGGAGTGATGGTCGGAGTGACCGTCGGTGTAGGCGTTGGTGATGGTTGAGCCGCTTGACAAGTGGCACAATCAGCATATACCGTTGTGAAATCCAATGTGATTGGTTCTTCACCAACTGATTGGAATACTTCCCAACAATCCCCATCAATCAAAAGACCTTGACCAACAGAAAGGTCATCAAAGGTCTTGATGTATCCAAGACCAGCACCGACACATTCCTGAACCTCCCAATAGTCAGGTACAGGTAATGGGAATAGTGCAAGTGGTGCCTCAAAATCACCAAAATAATCTTTTCTCCATTTCTTTTGAGTTGACCTCAAATTGACATATCTTCTGTTGCTCATTTGTGTAGTTTGTGTGTTTTTCTTATCAGTTCATTCACATCTATTTCTTCACCTTCATAGTTGAAGATATGTTTCTTGATGTATGTTCTGTTCTCATCTTCATCAAAGTAATGGACAACCACTGAAACACGGGGATTGTGCAAATCCAAGACCAACTCTTTGACAACATATCTTTCATACTCTGTCCCATCAACCCAAATCTTTCCATCATGGTTCAACATTACAGATTATTCTCTGTATCACCACTTGGGTTTGGTGATGGTGTTCCACAGGCAATATAGTATGGTAATGTGTTTATCACCTCATCTTTTTCTGCTTGTGATAAACAATCATAACACTCATCCTTGATGATTACAAACCAACCACTTTCCGTTTCACTACCTTCATAGTCATTTTGGAGACAAGATGGAACAGCCCAAGTTGTTGTCTTTCCGTCTGGTGTTGGAAATCCTAAACAAGTGTTGATACTACTAATCAAATTATTTGCTTCTGCTTCTGTGGTGTATTTCAACCACCCTAAATGTCCTGCTTCGTGTGACATATTCTATTTATTTTTTTAATATTGTTTAGTTCCAAACCACTTGTATTGTAAATATCGGTCAAGTTTAGTTTGTTCTACATCACTGATTGTTCTGTGATAGTGGAACATTTCACTATGTTCTCCATATAGTTTAGTCCAATAATCAGTTGTCAAGATATACCAACCGAAATACACAGACCCACCATCATAGGTTCTGGCTTGTGCTGAACCACTGGATGTTAAAGTATATCCATTCACCTTAGCGTCATCTAATGTGGTGCTGTTCTCCCTTCTAAAATAGATGATTTTATCATTTCCACCATCTACATTTGATATGGGTTCATGTTTTTGATTTTGATAGTAAATGTTCATCAACCATTTGTCATTGTCTCTATAAAAGTATCTATTATTGCTGCTTGAAGTTGTATCATAAAAACGGAATAACGCACCACCCAAACCTGCTCCTCCTGGTTGTCCTGGCATAGCACTCTTGTCTTTGTTCTGTGCCACACCGATATAAGTTTGTCCCGTGATTGAACGGATACTTGAACCGACATAATTCATATGTTCGTCAATACCATTGAAAGTCAATGCGGATAAAGATGGGTTGATTGCTGAACCAGAATATAGTGGTTGATATGACGCTGTTGATTGAACCAAATGTCTGGCATTACCCGACTTATCATCAACTTGTTCCACATAATTTGTTCCCGTTCTAAAAGTCATAGTTGATATATCACTCATATCATACCACCAATCAGGACTTGTTGAAGCGGGGTCAAACTCACTAACTACAAATGCCGATGATGAACCAGTGCCCTCATCGGCAACCACACTCACAGATACATTGGATGAACCCGTTGAAGTGAAATAACCTTCTGTAACAACACTTCCCGTGAATGATGTGATTGGACTGTCAGTGGTGTCATAAAAGTCCGTCAGAGTCCATACAAATGTCGGAGAAGTCCCCGTTGTAGATGCCGTCAATACAACATTCTCATATTGAGTGGTTCCCGTTGGACTAATAGATACTTCAACAGATGGAGGTAATGGAGTCGGTGAAGGTGTATCACCTCTTCTTGGGTTTCTTGCACCTGTTCTCTTTGGATGGTACAACATCAACATTTTCATTTCTTCTTCTGGTCTGATGAACGGCATATCTTGTTTGTTTTGGCTGAAAAAGGGAATGAGCCGAAACCCATTCCCCTTTGATTATTATTCTCTGTCAACAGAAATGTTTGTTCCTGCGAAATAAGTAGCAAGGTCACTTGCCACTGTCATCTCTGGTAAACTTCTTGTTTCATTCCCGATTACGGTCAAATCAAAAAGTGTATCATCACCAGGCTGTGAGCCTGATGCCACAGTCGCTGTGGAAATGTACATACCTGACGGTGAAGCCATGAAGTACTTTCCTGATTTCAACTTCACAATGAAGTATGATTCTGTTGATTTCACAATCTCTTGGTATAAAAGAGTGTGTGCTTGCGTCCAAGATGGAATCTGGAACTGCAAAGATGGTACGAAGGTGAAAGACAAAGACTGTGCATTGACATTCACTTCTTCACTCAAAACAGCGTTTGAGTTTCTAACAAGGTCAATCTTCTTGAACTCACCGACTGCGTTCGCGTCAAATGATGTCAACTCTTCTGTTGTACCATCATATGTCAAACCACTCACGCTAATAGATGAACCTGTTGTAGTCAATACCCATAGTGCTTCTACACCTGGAATATTATTCACACAATTTTCAAGAGTCAAACCCCTTTCTATAACACAATTTCCCATATTTTATCAATATTTGTTGTTTTTTTATTTATTTTTGTGAAAACCTGATGGTCTTCGTGTAGTCAGTTTGACTATGTTTATGATATTCTCACTGCCAATTCAGGGAAGAATACCAATGAACCCATTCTCCATTTCATTGAAAGACGGTATTCTTGGTTGTCATTTGACCACCATGTTGAAGCCTGTGCTGAATCAGTCAAGACATCCGTACCCATAGCCAAGTTTTGACCATATGTCAAAAGAGCCCTTGCCGAACCAATCTCGCTGCTTACAACAATTGTTGAAGTTGCAGGTAATTGAACAGCCATTGGAGCGATTACCGCACCACTTGGGTCATACTGTGGATTGTAGTAATTTGCGTTCAACAAACCAAGAATCAATGCTTGGAAGTCAGAACGGTTCAAGAACATCACAGTTGAGTTGTATTTCAACGCTTCTGGAAGGTTCAATACATATGATTGAGCCACTGAAATAGCGTTTGCTGCCGTCATAGCAGTATAAGTAACATTCACAGTTGAAGCAGATGCTGCGTCCAATTGTGCGTTGATTCCCAATGAACAGTCAGTAGCGTCCGCTTGGAAGAACTTTCTTTCATTGAATACTGCTGCCTTCGCAACTAAATCTTCAATGAATCTTTCTTCTGCACCGATTTCTTCATTGTAGCTCCCAGCTTGCATTCTCAATCCCATGATTGTTTTTGCAAGTGATTCAGGACAGTAACCTTTTTGAATGTTGTAATCACAAACAGTCAAAGTTTTTTCTGCCATAGTTATGTCACCAAATGTTGTTGAACAGTGACCTGTTGAAACCAATGTATCAATATCACCAGTATCAAAAGTTGGTACTTTCTCTGCGTGTTTAATCTCAGGGAAAATACTCACATAGTCAGCAACTGATGTACCAATCACCAACTTTGTCAATAGTTCAGTTTCGTTTGCTGAAACGAAATCTGCCATATTGTTTACGAACGAAAAGTTATGTTTTTCCATTTTTTGTATAGTTTTTTTTATTATTTATTTTTCAGTTCCTTGATTGTGGCGATTCTGCCGTCAAGTTTGCTGAATGATTTTTTGAAGGAATTGTCCTTCTTTATTGGAGAATACTCCGCTTCTTTTTTGAAGGTGTTGTAATCAGCCTCCAATGTGTTGAATCTTTCTTCCATTTCTTTGGAATGTGATTCAAAAGCCATCAAAAGGTCATGGATGGCAGTTTTCAGTTCTTCAATTTTTGCTGTTTCAACTGATGCTTCAACAACTTCTTCTTCCTCAACTTCAACTTCTTCCTCAACCACTTCTTCTGCTTCTTCCTTGATTTCAACCAATACTGAACTTTCGTCCAAGACAATTTCTCTTCCGTCTTCAAGTCTGTGAGTGCCTTCTGGTGCATTCTCAAAACCTTCTTCTGTTTCAATATAGATTGTATCACCAAGAACAAAATCATCTTCCGTTTGGTTTGTGATGAATACTTCACCACCCTCCAATGCAACTCTTTCAAACTTCACTTCACTTGTTTCCTCTGTTGGTGAAACCAAGTTCTTGATTGCTGCAAATACTTCTTGTTTTGTCATTTTGATGTATTTTTTATTGTTTATTTATGATGTCTTTCACTTCCTCAATAAATATATCATACTCACTGGCGAAAGTTGAGTTTTTGACATCTTGAAGAATCGGGTGTGACTGACAAGCCATATACCCTTCTCCGTGTTTATGTGTTCCACTACAACCAATCACCGATGCTCTTTTTAATGCTTCATCTTCTGTTGAATATATTGGTTCACCATCCATTTCACCAATCACTGAATATTCCTGTTTGTGTTTGTCAAACTCCCTTGATAAGAAGTTCCCTTCCAAACTTATACCCAATGTTTCTTGTGAAAGAACATATTTCTCAAACTCTTCTTTGTCATCCCATTTCAACGAAACCATCCAAGTACCCTTGTTCACATTGAAACCAAGTTCCCTTGCTTTGTCAGTTTCAGGGTTCTGGACAAGCCATGATTCAAAAACATACCCTCCATTGAGTTTCAGGTCTGAATGTTCATAGTTGAAGTTCTTATGGTTTGACTGTTTGAAGAACTTTTGAGCCATCATCTTCACGGTGTCTTTGGTGAATACTACATAGTATAGTTCATCTGTGTAGTGGTCTTTTCTGACAATGTATCTGTCAGGCTCCATCACAACTGTTGTGATTTCATATTTCACATCATCCTTGAAGGTTTGTCTTCCAAAGACCATTTGACCTTGTAGTCCCAATCTTTGAACGAAGTCTTCCAAGTCAAATGCAACCCCTTCACCAGTCAGGGTTTCAATAGCCTCATAAGCGACCTTCTTTCTTTCTTCCAAATCATCAACCTCAATAATCAAGTCAATGATTCCATCCACCATTTCCCTGTCTTCAAGGTATTCTTCATAGTTGAAGTTGTCAGGTTTTTGGATTTGACGAAGATTGTCAGTGTATTGACCAACAACACTTCCATCAGCGGTTTCAATCAACGCCACAGGTCTTTCTTCCGTCGCTGTGAGTGAATAGTCAGTACCAGGAACATTGACTTCACCTTGAATCCTCAAATCAGTAATTTGACCTCTTGCTCTGTCATCACCTTCACCTCTTCCAGCATATGTCCAACTCACATAGTCACCAACACTGAAACCACCAGCATTCTCAACAAATGATGTGTATTCATTGTCATCAGTTGGGTCA